AACCCAGCCCGCGCGGCCGCAACCCGTTGGCAATTTCCGCAGCGGCAATCTGTTTCATCGCCGCCGCCATACCGGCTTTCACGCCCTCTTCCGCCTCTTGGCGCGCGTCTTCGCCGCCGCCCTGCATATTCACGGTTACATTGATGACCGCGCCGCCTGCATTCTGCACCTGCCCGTTCCGGAGCAAATGCGGCGCAATCCCAACCGTTCCGCCACCGGCATAACCCTTCAGGCGCAAACGCTCGACAGCCGCAACGCCGCCGTGATTACGTACGTCCCGCTGGGAAAATACGACTTCGCCCTTGTGGACAATGCCGGCAGGCTCATACTTCCCGCCGTAGCCCGTATAACCGCCGCCGGAAAACAACGCGGCGGACTGCGCACTCCCACCGCCGACAATACCGCCGTCGGCATAACCCAACGCCGACTTCATTGCATTGGCAATCGCCATTTTAATCAGCATTTTTGACAAATCCTGCAAAATGGAAACGGTCAAGCTTCGAAAATCAAGTTTGCCTGTGGCAACAAAGTCTGCCAGCGCATCCCCCATTTTGTCGAAGGTTTGTACGGTGGCATTTTCCATCGCCTGCCTCATTGTTCCGAATGAATCGATGTAGCTTTTCAAGCCGGACTCGATACCGCCGCGCCAATCATTTTCGCTGTCCGCACGCGCCTTCTGCATTTGAGAAAGATTGCTCATCCCTTCCGCCTTGCCGCGCTCCAATAAATCGATACTTTCCAACGGCGCACCTTCTTCACGGGCTTTCGCTATCTGTCTGTCCCACAGTCTCGCCAACGTCAGTTTCTCGATTTCTTCACGGGTTTTGCCGATAAGCGAAATTTCAAACAGCCTGTCATCCAACTTTTCTTTCGAATCGTCGGTCATTTGCTTCACTATGTCGGAATATTTTTTGGAAGCAGCCGTCAAACTATCCTGCGCATCGACCTGTTCGGCAAGCGCCCGCGCAGCAGCCTGCTGCTCCTTCGTCCAATCGCCGAAAGTTGGGTCGGCAAGCAGCTTCAACTGCTCCCCTACGGCACGGTTGGCATTCAAGATTTGCAAAGCCTTCTTCGCCTCGGCCTCGGCATGACGGCGGTTAAAATCCTCCCTCCATTTTTCGTAGCCGGAAGACGGTATATCGACGAAATCACGGCGAGGATCATGACTTATTTCACCTTTACCGCCACTAAGCCAATTCATGCGTGCCATTACTTCAGGAGCGTATTTTCTGCCGATAGGGCCGATACGGCCTTTATCTACATTTCCTTCGCCGCTATGATAAGCAGTCAACGCTTTGACAATATTGTTGTCATACCGTTTCAGCAAATCTCGCAAATAACGAGCCGCCCCATCAGCAGAAGATGCAACACTACGAACATCAACACCGTACTGCTTCGCCGTACCAGGCATAAACTGCATCGTCCCGCGCGCCCCAACTGGTGAAATCGCATTCACATTTCCGCGCGACTCCTGCATCGACAATGCAGCCAGCAGGTTTCTAGGTAATCCGTAGCGTTTTTCTAGACCTCCATAATCAAACCGTGCTGCCTGACTAAGTACGGTTTGATTAACAGTAAACTTCTCTTTCTCAATTTTGTTTTTTTTAGGCCTGCCGTGTTTTTTCTTGGCAAAACTTTCATTAATCAGCTTGGCATTTGCCGCGTGCTTATTAATGATTTCTTGCCGCTTTTTCGCGTCAGTGATGCCGTCCAACGCCTTTTTCCGTGCTTCGTCGTTTTTCAGCAGTTCGCGCTGCCGTTGCTGCTCTCGAGTGGCATAACGTTCCGAAACAGCCTCCAATGCGGCTATACCTTCAGTTCGGTTTTGGTTCTGCTTCTGTCTCTGCCGCAAAGCTTCAGCAGCGGCTGCCTCCTTGTCGATTTCGGCACGCAACCGGGCACGCCGCGCATAGGCTTCCTGCAGCTTACGTTCTCCCTCTTCACCCCAAAACAATTGCACAGCCGGACGTTTCTTGCCGGTTTCGATTTGGGAAATATACGAATCCAGCGCGGCAATTTCATCCAGCTTGGTCTTTTCCCTACCTATGGATTTAAAAGCATCCCATACCTCCGACGCACTTTTTCCAATATCTTTCCACGCCCGCTCAATCAACCCAAGATTGCCCAGTACGCGTTTTGCCATATCCTCCGACTCTTCGGAGAATTTCCGCTGAACCAATGTAACCGCGTCCTGTTCCCGACCTTGCGCCTGCAAAGCCTTGACCTGCTCGTAAACATCGGCAGTCATTGTCCGGTAGGTGGCTGATAGGGATACCACAGCTTTCAGCGGGTCTTTGGCGATTTCAGTATATTTCTCAACCAAATCGTCAATACTTTGTCCCGTTGCCTGCGACTGGAGGGTAATACTTCGGGCGAACTGTTCATAATTGTCCGCTGCAACCTTGCCGCTTGAGACCAAGGCCGTAATTGCAGCACGCGCATCAGCATAGCCGCCCGTCGCTGCCCCGACCGAAACAGCGATTTGCTGCATCCTGTCTGCAGTAATCCCTGCTGCATCTCCGGCAAGTATCAAGGCTTTACGGTATTCGCGCGATTCCTCTGCACCCTGATACATCGCATAACCCAATGCCGCAATGCCGCCGCCCAACCCTGCAACAGCAAGGCGCATAGGGGAAATGACCGTGGCCAGCCCCTTAAGCATACCACCGAAGCCGCCATACATATCACGCAACTGCCCACCCTGTTGCATCATGATCAGAAACGGGCTTTGCCCGCCTGCAAGCTGGGTAACGATGTCGGTAATTTGTGCCGGGGTTTGCCGTAAGGCGTTATTGAACTGCTTGACAGACTGCGTAGCGCGATTGGTCTGCGTATTATGTCTGTCCAATTGGGACAGTAGCGGATTAAGCCGTGCAATATCGATACCGCGCTGGCGTGCGATCTCTTCGTAATACTCTCGGTTTGCCTTACCGCCTGCAATCTTAACGGCTATATCGCGGCGGATGGCATTCTCCAGAGAAGCCAAAGACCGTTCCGTCCGCTTCGATGCCGCCGACACTACCGTCGATGATTTCTCTGCGCCGTCGCCACTATGTACCAATCCGTCAGAAATACGCCGCCCCTGGGAAGACGCCACATCCCCCAAAGACTTGATGGATTGTTTTGCCTTTTCTACGCCGCTGACGACACCGCCCGTTTCGGCGGTAATATAAATCTTGGTTTCGTTATTCATGTTCGCCTGCCCACATTGACAACACTTCAAGCTCCATCATGCGGACTTTCTCCAACAGTGCTTTCCGTTTCTTCGGCTTGATATTGCCGCATTGCATAACCGCTGCGACGGCGGAATAATCCAACCCCGTCGCACCCGACATTCCGATACGCCACTGCGTCGATACTGCAATAAACAGTTGCACCGCCTGCCAGTTGCACGGCCATACGCCAAAAGTGGTCTCCTCTTCTGAAAAATCGTCTGCCGAAAATCCGAATACATTCAATTCCGCCGCATCAGGCTGCTTCTCATAAAGCGCACGCGCGGCGGCAATCAGTTTCCCTCGCGGGCATTGAAGACTTCCTCAACATAACCGTTGACGACGGCAAACACCGCCATCGGATAGCTATCCAGCAGGATTTCGACATTCTGCCGGTCGAATGCTTCTTCCAAATCCCAGCCTTGAACACAATCCAAGACGGTATCTGCCGTCCAGCCGTCTTTATGCTTTTCAGTAAATTCTTTCATCGCCTTGCGGCCGCGTGCCTTAAATTCAAATTCGACGTCCGCAGGTTCTGCACCGGGAACAGGGATTTTCACGGTATGTCGGAAAGTTGCATCAGGCTTCAAAGTGAGTTTTGCCATTTCAATACTCCAAATAAATAAGGTTGCCCGAGTAACTCAGACAACCTTTATATGCCGATAAAATCAATAACGGTTTACTTCGCCGGAAATGGCGTAGGACAACGTTACAGCCATTACTTGGTTACGAACCAATTCGGGGGTTTTATTCATGCTGGGATAACCGTTATAGCAAATCAGCCCACCACCTTTCAAAACCACTTTCAAAGGCCACTTGCCGCCTTTATCGCTGCATTTTGCAGCCGCCTTGTAGCCGGGCAACGAAGTATCGTCAGCGATCTTAATCGACATTGACATAGCTGATTTCGTGGATGGGATTTGCTGGTCAAAATTGTCCTCCAGGAAACCAAAATCTACATATTGCTGCTCGCCGCCACTGGTCGAAAATTCTACAATTTGCGAAACTTGCGTCCAATCGGTAATTTTCTGAACAGCACCAATACCGCTGTCTGCCGGAAACTCATCTGCATTGGAAGTATCAATGCCGATAAGCTTGAATGTATCGGTTTTGACATCGCCAATCTGGAAAACGCGTTCATTCAACTTTACCCAGCCGCTTTTAAACAAAACCAAATCGCCGGCGGCAAACCCGTGTCCTGCTACCGTCAGGACGCATTCGGCAGCATTAGTTGCCACCGTAGCTTTTTTCTCCGCCGCCAAAGCGGTCGCAATGTGAACGGTCGCACCGTTCGGTAATTTCACTGCCATACTTTAACTCCAAATTAAAGGCAATCTGAAATCAGACTGCCGTATCAAAATAAATTGCCTGCCATCCTTGCTGATAATAGACGGTAACGGCTTCGCCGCTTTCGTCGGAATCGATATTCAGCAAATCAGGTACTAAATTTTCCAAATCACCAATACCCAAATCGGAATGTTCGGCAAACGACTGCCCAACCAAAGACAGCATCTCTTCCGCCAGTTCGTCCGCACCGGCAGCAGCCTGCACGCAAACCAACGTAACCAGCCGCACCGTATGCCGGTAAGTAGGCGGAAAATCAAACGTTTCCTGCTCTGTTCGGCGACCGTCAACGTACACCACAACACACGGCAACTGCGATTGCGCAGGCGCGAAACCACGCCCGGAATACACGCGCTGGAACTTCGTTTTCAGCACATCTATCGCCGCATTGCGGATTTCAGTAAGTCGGCTTTTCATTTATTACCCTCAATTGCACAACAACCATTCCGCAGCCGTCAAAATCGGTTTCCGCCACCGCATAACGCTTGCCGCGTGCGATAACATCCACCGACTTCACGTCTTCAGGCAGGTCGTCTTCAGTAACAATGATTTGCGGGTCGGCATTAGCAACGGCAACACCAAATCCGCTATCCATCATTGCCTCACGGTCAAATATCGCATTTACCTCTTTACCGTCAATCATCACGGTTTCACCGAAATCGGCAGGATTGGTAAACACGTTCAGCGGCTCATTAAACACTGCCGCCCTCGCCGCCCCCACCGGCGCGGCCTCCCTCACATGTTCTTCAAGCCAGCGCAGCGATCCTTCGGACCACACTTCCAGTGTGCCACGTGACGCCATATGCGTCGCGCCAAAAGCTTAATACCGATATCGGTATTATACAGCTTGCTACGCGAATCTTACTTCGTGGGACACAGCGCAGACCGCGCATGACAACGCAAGGACACAACCTTAACGTTCGCACCCGAAAACTCAGCCCAGTTCCTTCGTTCCGGGCGGACCGCGAATGCGGTTCGTCCGGGCCCTCGACGCTCACGCTCCACGCTCTTTCTGGCCGATCTTTGCGTGCTTTCCGTGCCGCTTCGTGGGCTTTGCTGACGCGTTCGCTGTCCTTGCATCGTGCAAGTGAACAAACAAGATGCTGGGAGATAACACTGGCCTGACGTGCTCATGTCGTTTCGGTTTGGTTGGGGTAGGGGCGGGGCACCCCCCCCCGCGGGGGGGGGGGCGCGAGCGCGCCCCCCCCCCGGCGC